AGGTATTGAGTCGTATTATGGCATAACAGTTAGATTTGGTCGACTGGATCTACCGCATATGGAAGATCTGGGCTACATGCTCGTAAATGGTCGTTTAAGCTACGGAAAGGTAGTCACGCCTGGCTGCACACCACTAGTGGTTGGACTATCTGGTAGTTTGATGTTAGGAACGCCCTACGCGGCAGTATTTACTATAAACGCGGCAGTGGGCAAAGACGAATACGGTATAGCTAGAACGGCATACAACTACAATGACCTGTGGGGCATGGGGGTTCTGGCTAGGTGGAATGGCTACAACTTACACTACCAACATCCCAAAACAGACACAGCTCATAGAATTTACGCAGCAAATGACGTGTCTATAGCACTACCACCAGTTCCTCCATATAAAATGAAGACAGCACAGTCTTACCGATACTTGAATATGTCACAACGTGAAAGATGTTTTGGTGCAGATCACGAGTGGGCAGTTGATTGTGATATGATATTGACATGGACCCGCCGGAGCTCACAATTACTGGAAGAGGCAAGATGGAATGCTCCATACGCCACGGCCAGCGAGCCAACATATAATATACCAAACACTTTGGTTACAGTACCAGAGTTAGTCAAACAGTATCAAGGTATGGTTACAGCTGATTATGACTACGTGACGTCGGGTTTTCGGCTCATCCAAACCCAAGCAGGCGTGGCAATGCCAGGCGAACGCAAGGAGTTAGACTCACTAGTTGTGCCACCGGAGGAACCACCGCCACTGGTGCCAATAGCAGAAGTAGACAGTGGTCAGAGCTAACAGCAGTACCATTAGCTATTAATGTTGTAGGTAATATGGCCTATCTGTCTGATACTGATAATGGACAATTCTTGCTATTTGACTTGTATGTAGGTAGGGGTGTAGATGGTTATAGGCCATACTTGTATGGTGAATATATAGTGATGATTTATGTAAAATATATTAAGAATTTAAATATTACAGCAATGTACATTAGTAATGATACAGATTTAAGATATCTGAGTAAGCAGGCTACTCTTAGAATATCTAGGATACAATATGGTCCACAATTATTTCCCTATGGTATTTGTAATGACCAAGAAATCATTAATTATCTTTTTTATGTGACTAACCGTAGTCAGAAACGTTATACGGGGTACAGGACATACCCCAATTTAGAAAATATTTTTAATGGTACAGTAGAGCCTATTATCGACAAAGTGTCTGCAAGCCATCTGAGGCATATGTCGATTCATGAACTCAGGAAGTTTGGGCTAACCTATTTCAAAACTAATGTTGAATTCGCGCTACCTATGTTGGAAAAAATAGCTACATATGGGATACGTGAGAGCTTCCTGGTAGGAGTTCTCGTTTGGTGCTGTGCACTAAGTAAGATAAACAGGCAACTAATGAGCAGGAGTGGCATCTGGCTATGGGACATTACTAATGAAGCAGATTTTTATAATCGGATTAAGAAAGACTTCAGCCAGCGGCTTAAGGCAGTGCAGAATCTATTAGATATGGACATGACACAATTCTTTGAGATGGAAGTATTAGTAAATAGAGGTGTCGGCTCAGTTGACTGGGAGGCTGAGAAATTACATAGAATAAAGCCTAATACGTGTACAATAAATGCGGGTATCATTTATAAAGAATCTACTAACTTGTTTCAGAGACTACTCTCACTAAACAGTAAGCCACAAAAATCTTCTTGGGATAGTTACTGGGCCGGACGATGGCAATGGTCACCGACAGGTGCCTATCATTCACAATACGAAAGTGATAACCAGTACAAAGCGAAATCACGATTGTTGAGGCACAAGTTCTTTGCATTCAACAGGATGCCGGACATCACTTTTGAAGAGATGATTAGTAGAACACCAGAAATAGTGGCTTGGCCTTCAGTCAAATGCGAGTGGGGGAAGCAAAGAGCTATTTATGGTGTAGATGCGACAAGTTTTATTATTAGTGGCTATGGCTTCGCGGGTTGCGAAGAGGCACTAAGTGC